CACCATCACTTGGAAGTTTATAGTAACCTGCTACAAGTGTAGATGCTTTGTCAGCATCACGCTCATTACCTCTCTTATCAGTCACCCTTACTTTTTGTGTAGGCTGTTTACATTCACCAATGAACGAGCCGTTGGCGTTTCCTGTGTATCTTGCGGTGAGGGTATTTGCTCTTGGGTAGTGTCTCTGTACGCTAATATCCTGTCCTGTGCCTGTTGTGATAGGAAAAACTCCTCCCCAATCTCCTCTGGCTTCTGCAAGATGTCCGACAAGGTATACCCGCTCTCTATTTTGGGGTAGAAACCACGATGTATTAAGCAGTTGCCACTCAAGTCTATAGCCCCCAATGTTAACAAAGGCTTGGAGGATTGCCGCAAAGTCTGCCCCATCGTTTGAGCTGAATGCTCCTTTAACATTTTCCCAAATAAAAACTCTTGGTCTGCATTCTCCGATAAGCCGTATTGCTTCAGCAATAAGACTGCTTCGGTCTCCTGTGAGACCCCTGCGACTTCCAGCTTGGCTAAAGTCTTGGCAAGGGCTTCCAAAGGTGACAAGGTCAATTCTTGGGAGGTCTCCTCCCCGAACATCTGTAACTGATCCGACATAGGTGCTATCTTTAAATTGGTGTTGGTATACCGCTATTGCGTGTTTATCTACTTCCGAGAAGTAACTGTTCACTTTATACCCTGCTCTCTCAAATCCCATATGGAATCCTCCAATGCCAGAGAATAAGTCTAATTGGTTAATCTCTTTCATCCTCTTAATCTAACTTCAACCTCACAATAATTCTTTTCAACCGTAGAGTCAAAAACGATAGTGAGCCTGTTGTAATGTTTAGGAGAGTCATCAGGAATCCATCCGTTAGCAACGAGAGTATCAGCAACAAACTTTGACACAAGTACATTGTTGTCCACATCGGTACGAGCATTGTACCTAATATAGAGAGAACAACCCTCTGCGCTATAGTGGTCATAACGACCCAATTCTTTCTCAACGATTTTCTTATACTCATCTTTAGTCTTCTTTCTAAATGTCCAATGCTTACCTGCGTATAGCGTGTTAAGACTTACTGTCTTGGGTAGCTTCAGGTGTAGGGTCAATTCGTTCATATTCTAATTCCTTTTCTAAATGGTGGATCGCTTTGCGTAAGTCTTGAGCTTTAGGATTGTCTTTCTTCTTACCTGCTCGTAGCAAGTAGGCGATAGCTACACCTATGTTGTATGAGTCTCTTGCAAAGTCCATACATACATCAAATGCTTCAATGCCTTTATACTTTCCTAAATAGTAGCTTGGTGTCAACTTCTTGTTGGTGGTACTTGGCGAGTCTTGTACCGCTTCTTCCACCCCATAGCCTCCTGTCATCGTAGAATCCGAAGTGGAGGTAAAAG